ATCACAGAAAAATAATGGTTGAAATATTACGACAACTCCTAACAGGCAAGGACAACAATACCTACGACATTGGTAGGGTGACTTGGCTCATCAGCCTTGTTGCGATTATTGCCCTAGCCTTTTATGAGGTGATGCACAACACTGTCAGCATCCGTGAGCTTGCCGAGTCTCTTGGTATTGTCTCAGCTGCAGGCGGCGCCAGTGTGGCAATGAAACAAAAAGCTGAACCCGGGGATAACCAGCAGTGAGCTACATACTCTATCCATTTTTAGTATTGCTAAACCTTATTGGTACCATACTCACCTATCCACTGGCACCACTCATTGTACTATTTAAAAACAATGAGATGGGTTGGGTTAACAACGCAACAGCCAAAGCAGTGGGTCCACGCCTAATTAGCCTGCTATCTTGGTGGCAGACCCCAGACAATAGCCTAGATGGTGATGCTGGATTTGAGCGCCTTTTTCCCGAAAAAAACTGGTGGTCAAGGGTACACTGGCTCTGGCGCAATCCGTTTTATGGGTTTGCTGTCAAGACCTTTAATGGCTCTACAGGAATGTCCTACTCTGGCAATTTGGATTGCAGCCCCACCAAACCCGGCCATATCTTTGTTAAGGGTCACGGACTATGGCAGTATGTGCTCTATAAAAAAATTGGCTCTAAGTGCCTTTATATCAACCTAGGCTGGAACATCAAGGCCCTCGTAGATCCGGGTTTTATCACCCCGGACCAATGGCACGATAATACCGCCTTAATTGCTGACTATCCTGCCACCTTTGCGTTTAGCCCAAGGTTAGTGTAATGTGGTCTTTATTATTTTCTGGAGTCTCTAGCTTTGTCTCTACCTATATTAACTACATCAAAGTTGGATTGGTTGTTGTGGCTCTACTTGGGGCTGGTTATCTTGGCTATAGTCTCGAAGCCGCTCGTTTTGATCGCTACAAAGCTGAACAGGTATCGCTTGTCAAAGATATTCAAGAACGACACCAAACAGCCGCCGACCAAATAAGGAAAGAAAAAGATGCAAAAATTGCTTCTATTAACAATCAGTTGCTTGATGCTCTTATGCAGCTGCGTAGCCGTCCCAGTCGTGCCCAAAGCGCCTCAAATGGACAAACTTCCCAATACTGTACTGGAGCCCAGCTTTATGCAGAGGACGCAGAGTTGGCTCTCAGGGAAGCCGCTAGAGCAGATACAATCCGAGAAGCCTTAAAGGCTTGCTATTTACAATACGACTCGTTAAAATGACAAAAGAAAAACTATCTGCCTATGTCACCCTACTCGCTACTATTACGCTTACTGTTATCCTCATGTCTATGGTTGGCGTGTTACTTGTGGGTCTTTTCGTTGAAAAGATAGACAACACCAAAATATTTGAAGCTATTACACCAGCGTTTCAGATGGTGGTAGGCGCATTCGTAGGTCTGGTGGCTGGCGTGAAAATAGGTCAATCAGACCAGTAATACCCCAATTTGCTGTATCATAAGCAAAGTAAGGAGCACAAATGAAAAGATTTATACCGATCCTATTATGGATCCTAGGCAGTATTGCAATAATCCACTTCACAAATAACTATACCCAAATCGAAGAAAACATCATGGCAATTGCAAAATCCACCCTCGATTTCATCACCAAAGAAGAAGGCGCCCGTAACAAGGCATACAAGGACTCCAAAGGCTTATGGACCATTGGGGTGGGGCATCTCATCAAAGCTGACGAGCAGCACCTAATCAACGCCACCTTAACAGACGAGCAGGTAGAAGAGCTTCTTAAAAGCGATTTAAAGTGGTGTAGCGAGGCCGTAGAGAGCTCGGTGAAGGTTCCCCTAGAGCAGCATCAATTTGACGCCCTATACAGCCTCTGCTTCAATATTGGAGGCACTAACTTCACCAAGTCTACCGTGGTTAAAAAAATTAACGCAAATGACATGAAAGGCGCTGCAGACGCCATTTTGATGTGGAATAAGCCCGACGTGCTTATTAACCGCAGAAAACGTGAAAGAGCCCTATTTTTAGGGGCGTAAACACCCTGTTTTTTGCATTAGTATAAGTAGGACTGATCATCCTTTTCTAAACATTTACTCGAGGAATTACCATGGAAGGCTTTAAAAAGATAGTTAAAATGAAGACAGGCGGCAGCGTGTCTAAGGCAGTAGCTAAGTGCTCTGGTGGCGCAATGAAAAAAGGCGGCGAAGTTGATGCTGCTGACATTAAACAAGACAAAGCTGTTGTTAAAAAAGCCTTTGCTATGCACGATAAACAAGAGCACCATGGTGAAAAGACTGATCTTTCCAAGCTCAAACGTGGTGGTCGTGCTAAAAAAGAATGCGGCACTGTACGTAAATACAAGACCGGTGGCTCTGTAACTAACGTTTACGAAGCTAAAAAATCTTCCGGCGACAAAGACAACATTCGTAAAACCAAACTAATCAAACCAGCAAAAGCTGAAGCTCCTTCTAAAGCAGCTGTAAAATCTAAAGACGTTGGTGCCAAAACTGTTGGTGCATCTGGTCACAAAGACCCATACATCAAGAGCAAACAATCAAACAAAAAAGCAGCAGCTCCATCCGGTGCTAAAGGCCCGGACGCATACAAGTGCGGCGGCAAAGTTAAAAAAATGGCTGAAGGCAAGCAAGTAGGTGCTTCAGCAGCGCAACAAAAATACTACGATACCAATAAAGCTAAAGGTGATGCAGCAGCTAAGAAAGCTGACTATGAAGCCTTTGGTTCACGTGGCGATGCTGCTAAAAAAGGCATGGAAGAAGGTCGTATGGACCAAATGGGTAACGCTTATAAAAAAGGTGGCAAGATCAAGAAGTTTGCTGATGGTGGCTATACTGGTAATGATCCTATTGTTCAGTACCGTATGGGTATGGGCGATGGCTCTGGCGCTCCTGCAGCTCCTACTCCAGCACCAGCTCCAGTTGCTCCAAACCCAGCTATGATCGAAGACGAAAGCGGTCGTGGTAATGTTACTGCAGCGCAGCAAGCATTTAACCAAGAAGTTCCTAATAGCGGTATCAACACCCCAATGCGTCCAGCTCCAAAAACTCGCCGTGTAACAGCGATGAAAAAGCCTGGCTTCATTGACAACTTGCTAGCTAAGCCAGCAGTTAAAAACTATCTTGATAGATTCAATCAAGCCTCTTTGATTGGTGCTAAAAAAGGTGGCAAAATTGCCAAGTAAATCTCAAGCACAAGAGCGCTTGATGGCTGCAGCGGCACACAACCCTAAGTTTGCTAAGAAGGTGGGTGTGCCAGCTAAGGTTGCTAAAGAGTTCAACAAAGCAGACACCGGCGTAAAACTTAAATCATTACCTAAACGGGTATCTGGTAGAGGGCGTTAACATGGCCTATAGTGGCACAACTGGTCAGACAACAGTCAATGTTGACCAGCTAATTTCATACGCATTTCGTGACTCCGGTAAAGCCGCTGAGGAAATGACACCTGAGCTAGTTAACGCCGGCAAGCAGGCGCTTTTCTACAACCTCCAAAACCTTTCCAACCTTGGTGTAAACCTTTGGCTTTTGGAAAACCAATTGTATGGTGCGTTAAACGCCCAACAACAAATTGTTCTTCCAAAGACTACTATTGATGTTCGTGAAGCTAACTGGGTGTATATTGTTAACTCCCAGGCATCTGGCTATCTGCCGGCTGATAACTCACAAGCAGCTAATGCGTTTGATTTAAACCTCAATACCACAGCAACATCTACTACTGGTGAAAACTGGCTTGGTCTTGCCTATGGTCAGGGTCAGCCTGTATTCTACGTCGGCTGGAATAGTAACGGCAACCAAACCTACAACCTAGCCTATGAGGTTAGCAACGACGGTGTTACTTGGACAACTGTTCAGCAGTTCCCAACAACCACATTAACAGACCGTGAGTGGGTATACTTTAATATCTCCACTACACCAAACTACGTTTACTACCGTCTGCGTGAGACTGTTGCAACAACATTCTCTGTGCGTCAGATTGTATTTTCTACATCCCAGCAGGTAATTCCGCTAGCACGTCTTAATCGTGATGATTACTGGAATCTACCAAACAAACAGTTCCCATCAGTTCGCTCTTTGCAATATTGGTACGACCGTACCATTGAGCCATCAATGTACTTGTGGCCTGTGCCAAACAACGATTTCCAAATGTTCCAGCTTGTTGTTGAAAAGCAAATGGAAGATGTTGGTTCATTGACAAACCAAATCTACGTACCAGACCGCTGGATTAACTCTGTGCAAGCAACCTTGTCACATCGTTTGGCCATGCAGATTCCTGGTGTGGATCAGAATCGTATTCAGTATTTAGAAGGCTTAGCAGAGAAATACTTCATGCAAGCTAATAACGAAGAGCGTGATAAGTCACCTATCTACTTCCAACCTAACTATAGCTACTATACCCGCTAATATGTTTTATACATACGCGCACACTAAACCAAATGGAACTATTTTCTATATTGGAAAAGGCAAAGCCGAACGCGCTTGGGATAGAAGTGGGCGGTCAGAATATTGGACCAGAATTGTAAATAAACATGGCCTTGAAGTTCAGATACTAGCAAATTGGAAAACTGAACAAGAAGCATTTGATCACGAAATATTGTTGATTTCGTGTTTTAAAGATATGGGGTATGAACTTGCTAATCATACAAATGGTGGAGAAGGTCCATCTGGAATGCAGCATACGGACAAGGCTAAATTAAAAATAGGCATTGCTAGTAGCCTAAGAAAACGGTCAACAATAACCAAACAGCGATCAAGTGAATCACAACCAGCGTGTAAAAAATGTATAGTTAATGGTGTTGAGTACCATTCTGTTGGTGAGGCGGCTAGAAAACTTGGTATTAGCCAACCGGCTTTAAGTAATTGGTTAAATGAAAAAACAAAACCGAAGGCAAGAATGAACGTATTTGAATATCGGTGGTCTAAATGAGTGTTATAATGTCGTATGACAGCCTTGTGTTAAACATCCAGCAATATATGGAGCGTGATGACGCAGACTTCGTTGCGCAGATTCCTAACCTTATTGCGTTGGCTGAATCGTCCATTGCAGCAGAGTTAAAAACTTACCTGCAACTTATCGTAGTAGAGACAAGCCTAGCCACAAACCAGACTGTGCTTAATAAGCCAGCTCGTTGGCGTAAGACTGTGTCTATGAAGGTCAACGGCAAACCTATTTTGCTTCGTAGCCAAGACTATGTAGCTCAATACTTATCAGAATCCGCTGGCGGGCAACCAACATACTATTCTGAGTATGATTTTAACAACTGGAACTTTGCACCGGCACCGGACAAAGCATACCCTGTTGAAATCATCTATTATGCAGAAGTACAGCCACTAGATGCTGTTAATCAACAAAATTTGTGGACAGCTATTGCTCCACAAGCTATGCTTTATGGTGCGTTATTGCAAGCACAAGGATATTTAAAAGCGCTGGATAAGTTGCCTGTTTGGAAGGGCTATTATACAGATGCGATTTCCGCTCTTAAAAACGAAGACAATTCTCGCCGCGTGGATCGCAACACTTCGGTACAGGAACCCTAAAATATGACAACTCCAGTCTACGTATCTCCCTTTACAGGAACCGTTGTTACCCCAACGGATGTATCTTATTATGCTTTGGCTTTTAGCTCAAATACACAGCTTTTCTGGCCTAGTACAGTTAATGGTAGTCAAACACCCGCAGCTCGCATCATTGATTGCGTCGCTTCTACTAGTGGCTTATCTATTGCTCTTCCTCAAGGCAATCAAGGGACGTTAGGCGCAGACATCCTATTTCGTAACTTAGGTGCTCAGCCATTCACAATTACAGATTACAATAGTGGTGCTTCGTTTACAGTTCCAGTCGGTATATCTAAGTATGTATACCTTGTGGACAACACAACTGTTGCTGGTGTTTGGAATAACGTTACTTTTGCTGCCGGCACATCATACGCAGACGCTGCGTCATTGGCTGGTGCCGGTTTAACTACTGTATCTGGCAAACTAGCTACAACACAAAATCCAATCGATTTAACAACTAGCCCAGTTATCAATGACCTTAGTCGTGCTGCTACATTTGTTTGGAATAGTGGTGCGGGTACATTCACACTTCCATCTATTTCTAGCTTATCAGCTGGTTGGTACATTGGTTTCCGTAACAACGGAACTGGATCGTTGGTAATAAACCCAACATCACCAAATACCATTAATGGTCTATCAACCATTACAGCAAATCCCGGTGACTCGGGCTTTATTATATTAGACACCAACAGTGGTGGTTTTATTACCGTTGGTTTAGCTCCTGCTAACAACGTAACCTTTACCGCTGCTACATACGACGTTGATACCATTCCTGGTAATACATTTAGCTTAACATCGTATGCCCCAATTATTCAAACGTATATTGCGCAGACTGGTACTCGTACACAGACTTTAGCGGTAACTTTACCGGCTATTACCCAGATTTACATCTTGGTTAATAACACAAACCAAACCGGATATAACATTACTTTCCAAAACCAAGGTAGCTCACAGCCTCCTTTGGTATTGTCTGCTGGTAACGTATTAACTGTTCTTAGTGATGGTTTAAACTTATTTCCATTAACAACTGCTTCTACAGGATTGTTCTATGCGGCAAATGGAACAGCGGCTCTCCCGTCTTACTCGTTTAATAATGATACAACCACTGGTATGTATCTTGTTGGCTCTTCCATTCTTGGTTTGACAGCTAACGGTAACCAAATGGTACAGTTAGATAATTCAAACTTATCTGCTCCTTTGGTAACAGTAAGTGCAACACTTAACGCACAATTAATACCTGGTGGAACGTTCTAAATGGCAGCTGATAATCAGCAACAGGACACCTCACAATATACTTCTATTTACTCACTGGCTATTCCAGCGGGCATCAAGCGTGATGGTACTCAGTTCCAAAACGACCAATACACCGATGGTGTATGGTGCCGTTTTCAGCGTGGTGACCCTAAAAAAATAGGTGGCTACCGCACACTATTTCAAAGTTTTGTTGGCATTTACCGTGGAATGGTTTCTCAGCCGTTTAACGGCGTTAACTATATTTTTGCAGGTAACTATCAAGAATTAGATGTGTTTACTACCGGCACCACATTTGCTGCTGGTAGCGGACCATTTCAAGCTAACATTCTTCCTGGAACTACTTATGTTCCTTTAGTTTCTAATACAACTTCTGCTTTTGTTGTAGCCGGAAACCAGACAGCTTTATTCCCAACTGGCACTAAGGTTATCTTTAGTCAAACTGGTACACCAACTGTGCATACAGTTAGCACATCTACATTTTCCACACCAAATACCACAGTAAACGTTACCGGCGGATCTATTTCTGGTACACCTTCTAACGTGTGGATTGATAACACTCCAGTATTTACTGGCGATGCAGACTTTCAAGCGGACCCGTCTATCGGTAACTATCGTGTTACTTGGCAGTTTGACTCAATCTTTAGCCCATTGGGTGGCAACCTACAAATATTAGCACACCCAGGATATAACCTGGCAAACATTGACAACGGTGTTGTAAGCCAAGTTCTTATTGGTAACATCACTCCGGACTCTACAGATACTTGGAACTTTACCGGACTATCTGATAGCGCAGGTCAAAACCCAACATATAAGCCAATTAGCGTTGATGGTGGTGTTTGTGTGCTATACCCATTTATTTTTGTATACGGTTCTAGCGGCTATATTGCTAATAACAATGTAAGCAGCACGTATGCTAACCAAAGCCCATACGATTGGAATGGTACATTTGCCAACCAGGTAAACGTAGCATCCTCCAAGATTGTTAAAGGCATGCCAATGCGTGGTGGTACAAACTCACCATCTGGTTTGTTCTGGGCCACTGACTCCCTTATTCGTGCGTCTTTTAATTCCCAAGCAACAGGAATTTATTGGACGTATGATATTATTTCTAGCCAAATTTCTATCATGTCTTCCAACGCTGTTGTGGAAATGGACGGAATTTATTTCTGGATGGGCGTTGATCGTTTCTATCTATACAACGGTTCTGTACAAGTATTACCAAACGATAAAAACGTGAACTGGTTGTTTGACAATCTTAACTACGAACAACGTCAAAAAGTGTGGGCAACTAAGATTCCACGCTACAATGAAATTTGGTTCTTTTATCCACGTGGTACAGCAACAGAATGTACTGATGCTATTATCTATAACGTACAAGATAGGCTTTGGTATGATGCTGGTCAAGCAACTGGCTCCCAACGTTCTTGCGGATATACAACAGAGCTTTTTCCAACACCTATTTGGGCTGATTGGAACTACAACCCCATATTTAGTACTCCACGTACAGTCATTGCCCACCCAGCTAGTTTGCCTGCTCCAAATTCCAATCAGTTTTATTTAGCGGGCGATCAAACAATTGGATTTAGCCCCGGTGACTCAGTATCATTTTCTACAACAGATACATTTAATAAAACGTACATTATTACAAATAGCACAAATATTTATAATACCACTGTAGTCCCACCGGGTGTTACTCGAGTAACTGTTGCTGAAAACTTTGTTCCGAGTCCAACCGTTGGGCAATCTGTTTATAGCGTTGCTGGTGGG